CATTTTTGTTTGTCTATGACCCATAAACAAATAGCATGCAGCAGAAAATAGTCCGGTAGCAATAATACCAATTGCACCATATATTTGTTCTTGAGTACGTCCGTCTACTCGTCCACGGTAATATGCTTCCTGCATATCTTTGTCTGCAAATTCAACAGTTTCAATTTCAAATAATTTTCTAAACATTTTACACTACCTCACTAATTAATTCTTCAATAACTTTTAGAGTTACTTTAAGATCCAAAATTTCATTATACGTAAGTCTACGAGTGTAATACCCGTATCTAACGATAATTTTCCATAGGTTTGTCATTCCATAAACCACAGGCGCTATTTTCAATGATGCATCTAAATCACGAGCAGCATCTGCTTTATCTTGTAAATATACAAGTTTGTCGATGTCTTCTCGTAATGTTTCTATACTGCTTAAGCATGATTTTCTGAGAGATTTATTAAAAAATAACCAGGTTAAAAATGTTGGTCTATTCTTAATCCTATCGTCATTAAGAATGTAATTCATTTCTTGCATCATCAATCTCCTTAAACATTCTTTGTAATTCTTCATCATTGTTCATTAAATTGAACGTTTCTCGAGTGTATTTTTTAGCAGCACGTTTAAAAAGCGCTCCCATAGCATATGTCCCAAGTAAAGCAAGAATCCCACTTAAAATCGCACCTTTCTTCAGATCATTTCCTACCATTTCAAGATTACTACAGTTAAGTAAATCTTCCCCATAGTGTTCTTCGATGTATTTAGATACTTCTAATTCTTTTTCCATAAAATCAACTTTAACTTCCAACATATTATTTACCTTCTTTCTTATTTTTAATTGCTGCCCCAAGGATAACTCCTGCAATAACGCCTTCTTTTAAACCAAATTTTAAAACATAATTTTTAACCTGCTTAACGGGCGTGCGAGTGTAGAAAACTGCAATATTTTTAATTGTATATTTGTAGTCCATTAGACTAACCTCCTTATGTTTAAAAAAAGAAGAGGATAATTAAATCCCCTATCTGAATAGTTTACCAACAAAGTTAAACACCCCCGCGATAACATTCACGAAGAGCATTCCAAACAATGCTTTAACAATATCAATGATAGTTTTCATTTTTATCCTCCTTTTAGAAACCTTCATTACGAAGTTTAGTTAATACCTTTTGTACAGTAATTAGTCGCCGTTTATGGTATTCGCTATCTTCCGAAATATACCCTTGCTTTTCAAGCTTTTCTACATAAGCTTCTTCAAGCACAGCGTATAACGCAAGTGTACGAAATCCAATTTCTCTGATAATTCTTCTGAACATAAGTATGTCCTCCTATAATAAATATTCTTTCATTATAGGATATGTAAAAGCTGCGTGTTATGGCAGTTTATTGAATTTGTAAGTTAAATAATGGTATTTGACGAACTTCATAACCCGATGGCGAAACTTGTATTTACCAAATAGTTTTCCTAAAGTCATCATTTCACTAATTATGTGAGCAAATTCATGACGAGTATCATAGTCTTCGATAATTCTGTAACCTTCGAATTTTAGATGGCTTAAATCATCTAATGATCGATTAAAAGCATTGACCATATATTTATCACATCTAACGAAGAAATAATAACGCTTCCACTCTTCTCTTACTTGTTCTTTAAGTTCTTTGTAGTCCATGTCATTCAAACTCTTTCATTTCCTTCTCTAATTTGAGCATATCCAATACAGTATATTTATTGTAATCTGATACCAAATCGACCAAATCTTGTTTTGTATGAATATCGACTAGCGTATAATCTAAATGATAAAAATTACCACAACGATCAAAACCTCCTACCGCAGCCTCTGATCTATTATTGTCAAACACCGAGAATATAACAAAATATCCGTTATCTAATTCGTAAATCCATTTACGAACAATAGGAAAATGATCTAAAACTAACTTTGGATTTTTACGATTAACTTGCGTTGGTTTTGTGTGAAATTTTACTTCACCTTTATCTTTTGTTCTATTATACTCATCAACGGCTTTACTTCCGTATACAGAGTTCTCCATCAACTTTGAAATATGCTTGCTCATTTTTCTTACCTCATTTTCATTTTTGAAATTGCGTCCATTTTCTTATTAACTTCTTCCGTGTGTGAAAAGAAATACATCATATCTTGTGATATTTCTTTGGCGAATTTAGATAAGAAATAATCTCTAACAAACAAAAGATCTTCTTTTATACGATACTCGTCAAATTGAAATACTTTTTCAAAGTTTGTGACCAGCAGTGATGTTGCAGCTTTATCTACAGGATCTGTTAGTCTAGGATAATCCACAATCGCCGCTTTGATAGTAATTGAGATACTAATCTCTTCTGAGTTTCTTGCCGAAAAATCTGGCATTGTAATGAAATTAATTGGTGTAGTCATTTCTTTTCCTCCTTTTTATCATATAAAATAGATACAATATCTGCACACATGTATGCCGACACCAATAAAATAATAGCCATATTATTTACCTCCTTTAATTTGGCTTAATCAAACCATCCATTATTGACTGACAATAAATGAGGCTTCCTCCTTAAATAATTATTATGAATGGCTTGACTAAAACAAAAAAGAAAGGATCCTAAGATCCCTCTTTATTTTTTTTTACTAGTGAATAGTGCAACTGCTGTAACAATAGTTCCTACGGCTAATAGTCCTTCGATCGCACCTTGTCCTGCGCCTTTAAGTAGAGCCATTCCTAGGCCTTCCTTTTCAGCATCATATTCCAACGGTGTTCCTTCAAAGTTAATTAGTCCCATAAATCCTTTATTCATGGTTGCTTCCTCCTTTAGTTTTCTTTCATTATACACCGTGTAATTTCTGCGAAATATCACAAATTTTTAAACAACCAATCGGTATAAATCAATCTAAAATATCTTCGAATTCGATAAATAAATGTATCTTTATACATTGTGTACAATAAATACCTTAAAGATTTTAGAGCTCTAGTCATTTTATAATCTTGTTGCTCAGATATCAAACTCTCATCGAGTTCATCTACATAAGATGTAATAAAATTCACACGTGAATGAACTTCACGAACCATATAACGATCAGAATACATAATTAGATCATATACGAGACTCCATCTTTGTTTAAGTTTCTCTACGAATTTCTCGTAGTACAAATTGTTTGTCATAACAACTCCTTTACTTAAGAACCCTATAGTCCTCTATAAGTTTATCAGGGAAATACTTACCTCCATTATTGATATCCAACAACGGCACTTTCTCACCCTCGTCCAAAAGATCTGCCACTGTATGCGAATATGCCTTGATAGTTGCAAAGAACATAGGTGCATCTTTCTTGGAGATATATACCGTCTGTGCGGTATGGTCTTTCTTAGGTTTAGGATTATGCAATCGGATACCCTCAAAATAAC